GTGATGGGCCGAGTGCTGCGAGTGCTGGGTGTGGTCCGGGCCCGAGCGGACGCCATGCTTCGCGTGGGCGGTCGCGCCCGCGACGACGGGGGTCGGCTCAACGGCCGGCTCAACTACCGCTGCCGGAACATCGTTTCCCGGGGCTGGCGCGGCTTTCTGTGCGTCGGCGGCAGCGGCGGCCTCATCGGCTGCCTTCTGCTCGGCGGCCTTCTGGGCGGCCTCGGCAGCGGCGGCATCGGCGGCTGCCGTCTCGGCGGCCTTCTGGGCGGCGACGGCAGCGGCTGCCTCATCGGCAGCTACTTGCTCGGGGCTCTTCTGGGCGGCGTCCGGAGCGGTCTGAGTGGGGGTGTCGGTGTCTGTCATTTGGAGGTTCTCCGGGGGTGAGTGTTCCATATGTCGAAATAGCCCTTGTGAGGCCATTTCGGCATATGAAACCATAAGGCCTCGGCCTGTTTCAACAGATGCTGAAAACAGGCCATAGGCTGATAATTACAGGATGTCGGTGGGAGAGTTGGGCAGCGACACCGTCGCGGTGCCGAACGTGCCGGTGCGCTGATCGAACAGCACGTCGCCTTCGAGGTCAACCGTGCCCCACGTGTTGGCAATCAGCGAGATCGCCTTGGACGGGGACAGTTTGACCAGCGGGAACACGACGGTCCAGTTCGGGCCGATGTCGTTGGTGCCGACGAACTTCACGGCGCCGTAGATGACCGGGGTGCCGAGGATGTCGATACTGTCGGGGGTCGGCGACGGGCCGCCGGTCGGCAGGCCGAGCAGCGCGAAGCCCACGTTGCGCGCGGTCAGTTCTTCCATCTGCATGGTCAACGAACCGCTGATCTCGATCACGGCGGTGAAGTCCTTCACCCGGACGCCGGTTCGCGAGGAGTAGTGGTCAAGGTTGGTCACCTTGGCCTGAAACTCGAACTGCGGAACGTTACCGCAATCGACGAACTCGGTCTCGCCCAGCAACTGAATGCTGACGATGCCCTTACCGACGTAATAGTTGCCGATGTTGGGGGAGAGCAGGGAGCCCTCGATGTATTCGTTGCCGAGATTGTTGGCCATAGTGCGCTCTCCAGTGTTAGTTGTTAGTTGGACGTGAAGCCCAAAAGTTCTCCCGGGATGAGGGGGTAAACGAACGTGATGGACAAGCCCATCTGCCCCTTCAAAGTTCGGTTGCGTGCCAAGTCGGTAATGCAACCGTCGTACAAAATCTGTCCGTTAGCGCCGACAATCGTCAGCAGCGTAGCGTCGTGCAGGATGAGGTTCAAGAGCGCGGCTCGCACCGTATTCAAGTCTTCACCCACGTTCGTGTTGTTCGGCGTACGCACGTTCAACACGATGTAAATCTCTGGCGTCATCCGCATTACAGCAGTGCCTACTGGCACCTTGCGGCCAGCCTGCGGCTGCGTATAGCGCGGGTCCCTTGTCTCATCCGCATCCAAGAGGATAAGGCCGGGGACTTTCTCACTCGGCAGTTGTCCACGGTTGTGGACGAACAGCGTCGGATCGACAGCGATCGGCCCCGAGAGGTGATCGCCTTTCAGAGTAACCGTGAAGTTGCTGAGCAAATCCACGAGCCGCTCTACAATCATTGCGCGCCGGTCAACTTGAGGATATGCCATCAGCGCCGCACCGTAAACTGCCACAAGCAATTGACGCCAGCCGGGTTGGTCTGCTCCGGTTTACACGTCATCCGCAAAACTTCATCCTGTACGGTGCCGCCCGGTTGGACGAACGTCACCAACACATCTTGTTCATCGTCCGGCTGAACCGCGAGCGGAAGGCCGGTAGTCGGGTCCAACGGCGACATGATCACGTTGCGATCAGTCGGGTTGGCCAATTCGTTGGGCTTCTCGCGCGGCTTGTACTCAACGATACAGACCGTGACCGGTCGATCTGGGCGAACGCCCGTAATCGACCTCAGAACCGCTGGCATCCCGAAATATTTGATCAGGTCGTCAGCGGTCCCTTGCATTCCAGTATAGTCAAATCCAGCGGCCATTTTACCCGATCCTGTAGGAGGAACAACTAGGAATTAGCGCATGACGCTTCTGTTGCCGCCGCTGTGCAGAAGGGGCTTCAAAAGCCGGTCAACAATGGGGAACGTCGCGAAGAAACCGAGCCCGAACTTGGTGTCGTAGGTGTTGACGGTTTCGAGGGGTCCGACCTTCTTGGTAACCGAAGACATGACGCCGCCGTTGCCCACGAGGTTCGGATCGTAGTCGGGCTGGAGCGCCGTGCCGCTCAGAACGCGGAAGGCAAGCTCGGCGCAAGCCATTTGTATTTGCTTGGGGATGCCATTGACCGTGTCGCCATTGAGATCGACCGTACCTTGGCGCGGCCACTCCGTTGACTGGGTCGTGGTCGTCGGCGTCAGGTAGTTCATGCCCACGACGGCGTAGGGTGTCAGCCAGCTTTGGAAGAACGCGGCATTCGCGTCCATGACCGACGTGCCGATCGACTGCAACAGCTTGATGCCCTTGTAGCGATAGCGGTGATCGAGGTAGTCGGTGCCTTGCACGATCGCGGCTTGCACGAGCGAGATGGTCGCGGCATGCGCGGGCTGTGTGTAGCCGCGCGAGGCGCAGTACTTGAAATAGAAGGCCTCGGAGATGTAGGCATTCGCCGCGTCGATCTCGAAGACGTTCGAGGTCTGGCCCGCGTTCGCGCCGGTCGCCCACGTGATCTGACCGCCCGCCGGCCAGTCTGCCAGATTGGAATTCATCGTGCTGATCGAGAAGTGTTCATTGTCGAGCACCTGAATGACGGTGAACGGGCACGTCACGGCGTTGGGCACGGCGCCCGCTTCGAGGTCGGTGCCGTCATCCGGGATGCCCATGAAGCCGCCGGTATCGCCGGGGCTGATGATCATGGACGGCGACGGCGACGGGTCAAGCGTGATTTGCGTGACGGTGCCGGTTTCATCCTGAACTGAAAATACGATTTCTTGGGTCATCGGCTTAATCGTCCCACGGGGTAAACCCGGCCGGAGGAGTGAATTGCAAATCCGCTGCCGTGCCAGCTACAGTAGCTGCGTCACCTACTGTGCGCAAGCTCGCGAACGGGAACCAAGCGCTGCCGCTGATCGTACGGTTGATCGTACTCACGCCCAGCGCCGGGTCTTGACTATTGACGTTGTTGTTCCACTTGCCGTTATCGACCCGGACCCATTCCAGATTATTGTCGAAGTCGATGGCCATGCACACCGTATGACCGCCGCTGTATGGAGGCAGACCGGTCGTGAAGCTGAATGCGGTGATTGAGAAACTATTGCCCGCAGAAAGGTAAGTGATCTGGGCCGGAGAACTAAAACCGGATGCTTCTGTGCTCTCAGCCGCCGTAGCGAGGCCCACATAATCGTCAGTCTGGATCGGATCGACAACGAGGTTCTGGAATTCGATATACCGCTTGCCAGTGCTGTGAGATGTAGTGCCCCGAACGGCATATCCATTGACGTGATTGGTGCTGGTCGCGGTCCGGTTCGCATTGGAGAGCGTGATCTCCGGCGCCTTATCGGCCGGGTTCCACACTGTCGGCGGGTTGACTGGTCCGCTATCGCCCTCGGCCGCGATACGCGCGAGCCGCGACCGCTTCCGCGCATAGTAAAGCCCCGCCTGTAGACCGGCGGAGCTTTTGAATTTCGGAAAGAGAAGGTTCGTCATGAGGGCCGCCCTTTAAGGTGGCGGCCGACTTAGGCCGTCTTCGCCAGAACCAAACGCCCGTCCATCACGGGCCGCGTCGGGCGCGCCTGACCGGAGCCGCGTCGATTGCTGCGCGACATGACTTCGTCGATCGGGCTCAAAACCGCCGGAGCGTCAGGGCTGAGACCTGCACGAACCCGCGCCTGCCGGACCTGTGCCGCCAGATGGTCCTTGACGGCCTGCGCCGGGGTGACGGCCGGGAACTGGGCATTGTGATCGCGATGGGCCCGGGTCAGTCGGCTCTCACAGCGCCCCACTTCCTGCTGCGCCTCGGATAGTGCCCGCTGCGCCGCGTGCAAGTTCGCCTCGGCATCCCGAACGCGGCGATCGAGGATCGTCCGCATCTCGTCCTTGGAGTACTTGCCGTCCGTATTGATGGCTGTCTGGGCCGGGACTGCTGCGTCCTTGGAGCCCTGCATCTTCACGCCATCGGGTCCGCCGGCTTTGGGCTCGCCCACGAGGCGGATGAAGCCGGGCGCGGCCTCGTTGATTTGCTGCCGGGAGATGGTCTCGTCGTTCGCGAGCTTGCGGACGATGTCCAAAGCAGGCTCGCCATCCTCGGTCCAGTTCAGGTCATCGGTGATGTCGAGTTTGGACAGGATGTCTTGAAGGGCCGTCTGAGCGGGGGTCGGGGTGTTCTTGGAAGTCGTCGTCATGGATACCTCGGGGGCTGGGGGAAAATTTCAGCCGGGAGGAGATACTAGGTCTCCTCCCGGCGTTCTGCTTACACGCGAATTAAAGTGTCCCCCTCTTATCCGCGCGCCAGCAAAACCATGTCGGCTTACGGAAGCTGAGAAATGTTCGTTGCGGCCTTCACGCGGGCCGAGCCGTACTTGGTCAGCTTGGCAAACATCTCGGCGACATTCGCGCCGGACGCCGAGCCGAGCAGCCGGACAGCCTCTGCATCGAGAAATGCGAGCGCCTGCGCCGAGTGGCGCGAATGGCTGAACTTCGCGTGACGCTGATGCTTGTTGTACTCGCGCGGTGACGGACCGGTCTGGCCGGACTTATCGTGGTTCGCGTTGTTCTCTGGGTTGGTGGCCATGTGCGATGTCCCTCGCGTAAGAGAAAGAGCCCGCCCGGGTGCCGAGCGGGCTCTTGATTATTCTGGCGGCTGTCAGTCGCGGGAGCCTTAGCTCTCGCGGGTGATCAGACGGGCAAGCTTGATCTGCTTGCGCTCGGGGAACACGCGGACCCACGACCCGCTGTAGGCGAGGTTGTTCGCCGTGGCGGAGTTGTTCGGCCCACCCTCGTACGACGGCGAACCGACGTAGGCGTGGCCGACCGGGTGGATGACCCACTCGACGCGGTTGTAGAGCACGTCCGAGCCCGCGCCGTTGCCCTGCGACGGGAAGCGTAAGACTTCGGTCGGCACGATCGGGGTACCAACGCCAAGACGGAAGGCGGCGGGGCCAACGAGCCACGTGTGATAGATGCCGGGCGCGGTCTGCGCACCGTTCGAGCTGTCGCCAGCGGGGTTGGGCATGCCGTCGTCAACGATCACGCGACGTCCCATGAACGTCGGGATGTTGATCTTCCCTTCGCTGTCCGGGATGAAGTCGATCAGGTTGTTCTTCTGGGCAGTCGAGTAGACGATCGAGTGCATGAACACGGCGGTCACGTCCTCGGCGGCGTCGCCGAGCAGCGTGGTGGTGTCGATGAACGCGGAGCCCGAGAAGCTGGTCACGCCTGCCGAGAAGGAGCCGCCCGAGATGTCATGGGTCAGGTCGTTCTGGTTGCCGTAACCGGCGTTGATGCCGATGTTGCCCGAGCGGCCCAGCGACGGGTCGGCCAGTGCGTTGTTCGCGAAGATGCCGTTGGCAACCGCGACGAACGCGCGCTGCAAACGACGGACCCAGTAGTCGGAGACGCGGCTCGCGATGGACTGCATCGGGTCCGCCCCGGCAAGCGCCGTGGCCAGACGCATCGTGCTCCAGCTTGAGTTACGCGACAGACGCACGGCGACTTCGGCCGAGGTCTGAGTGATGTTGGGCTGACTGTCTTGGTTCGGATTGTCCGTGGAGATGTTCTCCGCCGGGTCACCGATGTCCTGCCAAGACGGGACCGTGAAGGTCAAACCGCCGCCGGCCAGAAGGTTGTCGAGGAAGTCATCGCGAGCCGCAACGCCGCTCTGGATGATCGCCGTCTTTTCCATCGTCAACTGTTGGGTGTACGGCGTGAAGACTGCCGGAACAATGACGTCG